CAAGGGTGGGCGTGCCCACGCCGGCCGTGACCGCGATGCCGGACGGCGTGACGGCCAGCGATTGCGCGAGCGTGGGCGTGCCGAGCGCTGCGGTCACGGCGATGCCGGACGGGGCTATGCCCCCTTGGCTGAGCGTGGGCGTGCCCAGGCTCGCGGCAACGGCGATACCGGACGGTGCTACGGACAGCGATTGCGCGAGCGTGGGTGTGCCGAGCGCTGCGGTTACCGCGATGCCAGAGGGGGCGATGTCTCCCGCGCTCGAGCCGGAGGGCTCGAAGACGACATCGATGAAGTAGCAACCGTTGTTGAAGTTGGTTGTCGGGTAGCCGAAGGCCGCATTGTCCTTGAAGGTGCCCTGGCTCATGGAGCCGAATCCGACCGGATCGGATCCATGAGCGGGAGCGGTGATATTGCCGTTGGTGAGCGGCCAAGGGGAACTACCACCTGTCGATGCCACGTACCGGCCGTCGGAATTCCATAGTCCGACGCGATAGAGCACGGTGCTGGCCGTCACCGGCACAGGGGTGTCCAGCGCCAACGTGTTCCATGTGCCCGCGGTCAGTGGTCCGGTGGTGGTCTTGCTGGCGAGCAAGGTTCCGGAGCCGGACGGATCGGATCCGCCAACTTGCCAGACACCTACGGTGTAGGTCCCCGTAACCGTGGTGGTGGTGTAGAAGCGGACATGCGTAATCTCGCCGTCGACCGCGAAAAGCATGCTGGTGGCGGTGGTGATGCCCGCAGCTCCGCCATCGGTGTTGTCCCCACTGACCGGAGTCTGGCTGGTGAAAAGGCTCTCGGCCACCAGCAGCTCAGCTCAGCTTGATGATCTTGTTTGTCCCGTTGTCCCACGTCACCGACACGTCACCCGAGCCAGGCTGGATCGGCAGGCCGGTCCCCGTGTCGTAGTAGGCGATCACCCGCTGCGAGGACTGCGCGACGTCCGCGCCGCCGGTCACGGCAGAGGCCTGGAACAGCAGCAGGCCATGGTTGCTCGCGCTCGCGCTGGCCGTGATCGTGGTGTCTGCGGCATCGAAGACGCCGTTGGTCACCGACACCGAGGACAGTGCCGCGCTGGTGCCGTTGATCGTGCCGGTGGCCACCACATCGGACACGAACTCATGCGTACTGGTGTAGGTATAGCCGCGGACCAATGCCGCCTTGATGACGGCAGTATCGACGTCGATGGCGCCCTTGATGAAGCCTTCGAGCGCCTTGGGGAAAACGGCATTGGCCACGGCTTGATCCTTATCGGCTGTTGCGCGAGGAAGCCCGCTTGAGCGGCTTCACGTTGGTGTCCGGCGCGTCCGCCTTCTGCTCCTGCGCACGCTCGGCGTTGTCCTGCTTGTCGCCGGCATCCGTCTCGTCGATCGGCGGGGCGGCGTCCGTCCCACCCGGGCGGGACTCGTCCTCGATGCGCGGCGCCTCGTTGCCCTCGTCGGGCGTGGAGGTCACGGTGCCGTCATGCGCGATGATCGCGCCGTCCGGGTAGCTGGCGCCGTACTCGTGGGTCTTCGGCATGGTGATGATCCTTTCGGAAGAGGGCCAGGGATACACGGAGGTCATACCCCTGGCCCAGGTCCGTTACGCCGCAGCGACCGCCGCGCCCTGATCGATCGGCACGTACGTCAGCGACCACTTGACCGCACCGGTGTTGGTGGCCGCGCAGTTGAGCAGGATCGCGCCCGGCTTCAGGATCATCGGCCGGGCCAGCATCTTGTCCGCCGACACGAAGTTCAGCGAGTCCTGCATGGCTGTGCCCGGCGTGCCGGTGATGGAGTACATCGTGCCCACCGCGTCCGCCGTGATGTCCAGGACCGCGCACAGGTCCTGGGTGGCGCCGGCATCCGTCGGATCGAACTGCAGCTTGGTGTTGTCCGCCTGGGTCTGGATGACCGTGGTCACCTCACCCACGATCGACGTGAGCAGGATCCGCCCGGTCGAGATCGTGAACAGGCTGGCCGTGGTGGTCGCCGGTAGGCTGGCCGTGGCCCGGTTGACCAGGATGCCGTGCGTACCGGCCAGGAAGGACGCGGCCGTGCCGAGCGCCGTCATGCGACCACACTCGACAGGTTCGCCGCGGCACGCTGGCGGTACAGGTCGTGCAGGATCGCGGTGACCGTGCCGGAGCCGTCCGCGTCGCACTTGACCCAGTACTTGCCGTCCGGCGCGCTCATGGCCGACACGGGGATGCACACGGTGTCCTCGGTGCCGTCCGCCGCGGTGAACGTCTCCGAGGCGGGGCTGACCGCGGTCCGGTGCCAGACGCCCGAGGCCGTGTCGTTGGACTTGCCGTAGTAGTGGTCGACCACGTCCGGGGTGACGGCGCCGGTGCCCGACGAATCCGACGCGAACGTGATCGTAAAGACCGTGGCGCCGTCCACCTCGAAGCCGATGAAGTCCACACCGGTGCAGTTCTTCAGGTTGACGTAAACGCCGTCGGCAGGGTTGACCACGTCGTAGAGGCGGCCCAGGCCTTCGCTGTACATGTGGTGCTCCGATCTGCGGGGGCTCCCCGCTTCGCCCTACTCCCGGACGGGTGCGGGCTGGATGGATGACTCGGTCCCTGGGTCACATACAGCCGTTATCGCCAGGCGTTACCGGACATGCGACCGAGCCAGAGCTGATCTTACCGGTTGGTGCTGGTGAGCTGGATGAAGCTGGACAGCGTCGGGCCGTTGTTGTGCGGGGTGATTGCCGAGAGCAGCGCCGGCCGGCCGTCGTTGCGCTGGATCGCGCGGATCGTGGTCTGGTCCGAGGTGAACTTCACGTGCGGGCTGGTCTCGATGGACAGCTCCTCACGGTCGCCGATGTAGTACATGCCGAAGTCCACGAGCGATACGTCACCAGTGTCACCGAGCACGCCGGGCGCCTTCTCGCTCATGAGGACCGGCCGGCCCAGCAGGGTGAGCTGGGGCGCGCCGTGCGCGTCGGTCAGCCAGACCGCCGAGCCGCCAGTACCGACCGTGAGCGCCATGGTGGCGATCTGCACGAACGTGTCCGGCGAGACGATCCACACCGCGCGGGCGATCGACTGCGGCAGCATCCGGGCGTACATGTCCAGGAAGTTCTCCCAGACGATGGTGTCCGAGCCCTGGCCGCTACGCCCGCTGATCGAGATCAGGGCGTTGTTGTTGGCGTGCAGCGCGCCCAGCGGGTTGCCGGCACCGTCACCGGTCAGGTAGTCCAGGTCCTCGTACCAGGCGAAGGCCTGCGGCAGATTGGCCATCAGCCACGCCATCAGGGCGCCGCCGGTGTCCTTGATCGTCTCGTTGGTGACGTAGGCCAGCGCGGTCTGCTTGGTCACGTCGAGCTTGATCCGGCCGAACTTGGCCTGCGACTCGACGAACTCGGCGCCCTCCTCGGTGCGGTAGACGACGATGCCGCCGAAGACCGAGGACACGTTGGACGTGGCGTCCACCGTGGGGAACGAGAGCGTGTTGGTGCCCATCGGGATCACCTGCGCCCGCGGGCGCACGATGGCCGACTCCAGTGAGAGGCTGACGATCTGGGTCCGGAACTCCTCCGGAACCAGGAAGCCACCGTCGGAGGGGACCTTTTCCTGGTAGGCGGCCAGGATGCCGGCCTTCTCGCGCAGGGTCTTGATGTTGGCCATGCGCTCGCGGTCGCGGTGGTGCCAGGTGGCCTGAATGAACTCACCCAGGTCCGCGAAGGTGCCGTTCAGGCCGGCACCCTTGGCGTGCTTGTTGCCCTTGCCCACCCCGGCCGAGAGGTTCAGCCCGGAGCCGTTGACCTTCTTGAAGCCCAGGCCGTCGGCCTTGAGCATCTCGGTCAGCGCGGCCTGGGCCTCGGACTGCACGAGCTTCTGCAGCTCGGCGGTGTCCGCGGTCTGGGTGGCGATGTACGCCTTGAGCCGGGCCTGGAAGCCAGTCTCGTCCTTGTCGTTCATGGCCGCGGTGAACTTCTCAGGCGTGTCGAGCGAGTGCACGTACTCTTCCCACGCCGCCGCGTCCTTCGGCAGTGCCGGTGCGGTCACTGGAAGGCCCCTTTCATGATGTCGAGAAATTGGGTGCTGTCCCACGCAACCGCTGGCGGCGTGGTGGTCTCTTCGGGTTCCGGCTCCGGCTTGGGCTCGGGTACTGGGTGCTGCTCGAGGAAGGCGAGCGCCGGGGCGGGGAGCACGCTGCGCCAGCCGTCCAGCCGGCGTGCCACGTAGCCTTCCTCGTCCGGATCTTCACCAGCGGTGATGGCCAGGATCTCGTCCACCAGGCCGATCTCATGCGCTTCGGTGCCGGTGTACCAGGTGCCGTCCTCTTCGTTGACGGTCATTGCTTCGCGCCAGTGCTCGATGTCCTCGCCGCACCGGTCGGCATACATCTCGGCCATGGTGGCGGAGACTTTGTCCAGCAGGTCGGCGGCCTTGCGCAGAGTCTTGGCGTTGCCGTAGGGCTGCGTCATCGCGTCATGGATCATGATGAACGCGGACTTCGGCGCCCGGATCACGTCACCGGCCAGCATGATGAAGCTGGCCGCAGAGGCTGCCAACCCATCCACATCCACCGTGATCACGCCGGGGTGGGTGGCGAGCGCCGTGTGGATGGCCGTCCCCTGGAAGACGTCTCCACCGGGGGAGTTGATCCGGACGTGCACCGGGCCAGGGCCGGCTTCCTTGAGTGCGGCGGCCACGTCGGCGGAGGAGATGCCGTCTTCCCAGAAGCTGGCCGACATGATCGGCCCGTAGATGAGCAGCTCGGCGGGAGTCTGGGCGGAGGTGCGGGAGTGCAGTGCGAGGCCGGTCACGTCATGGAAGTCGCGCGCCGGCAGGGCCTGGCACTGCTGGCGGGCGAAGTCGATGGCGGGGGCGAGAGCGGAGATGAAGCCTCGCTGGCGCTTGTTCACTCGGACCTCCGCTTGATGACCTTGCATCTGCACTTGTTGCCGTACTTCGCGCCCACGCATCCGATGTAGCCTCGCCCGCCTGGATAGTCCTGGTAGGCGGATGATCGATTACGGTACAGCGTTCCGATCTTCTTCTTGCACGGATCGCAGCAGTTGTCGTCCTTGTGGCCGACGACCTTCCACGTGAAGTCCTCGGGCTTGCCGTCGAAGAAGAAGCCGTCGTCCTGACTCTGGTCCGAGCCGAGGAAGCCGTCCGAGCGGTTGGCCGGCGAGACCGCGCGCACGCGCCGCAGCGCCGGCACGTACGCCCAGCTCATGTCGCGCTTGTCGGGATCCTTGAAGCGGTAGCCGAGCGCCGCCGTACCCTGGAGATCGGCCGGCGACGTCGTCAGCGCGAGGAACTGGAACAGCAGGTTGTCCGGATTCGACTTCGGCGCGTGCTCGC